GTAAGTATATGATGATGAAGATTTTCTTCCCAGAAGTTAGTAGACCTACAAGAACTGAAGTTCAGGATGCACTTGAAAAGGTATATCCTGGATGTAAGGTTTCTAGATTTGACATGACACCATATGAACCTGGTGAACCAATGTTGACTATGGGAGAGGAAGTTGAAGAGGTTGAGGAGGGTGCTGCCTGGACAAAAAAGTCTGGAAAAAGTGATTCAGGAGGATTGAATGAAAAGGGTAGAAAGTCGTATGAGCGTGAAAACCCAGGAAGCGATCTTAAGGCACCTTCAAAGAAAGTTGGCAATCCTCGCAGAAAAAGCTTTTGTGCGAGAATGAAAGGTATGAAAAAGAAGTTAACCTCTGCTAAAACTGCTAATGATCCTAATAGCAGAATAAATAAGTCCCTTAGAGCTTGGAATTGCTGATTGATTTATGAGTGAAATTTATCTTGGTAATCCTAATCTAAAAAAAGCAAATACTCAAATTGAGTTTACTCAAGAAAATATTCAAGAGTATTTGAAGTGTAAGGATAACCCTGTCTACTTTGCACAAAACTATGTCAAGATTGTGACTCTTGATCATGGTCTACAACCATTTAAGACCTATGACTTCCAAGAAAGACTC